AGTGCCATTAGTCTGCGCCTGTTCATGTGCCCTCACCGACCTTCTGCGCCGCCAGAACCTTGTCCTTGAAGCTGAGCTCCCATGTCTCGCCGTTCTTGAAATCGGGTGCTGTACCGATATATTTGGTGTCGGCGGGCAGAGTGACGGTGATATTGCCGCTCTCGGCAAAGGTTAAGCGCATCCAGCACTCAAAGTCACCAGTCGGATAGTTTAGCGTTAAGGTCGTGACATCGGTGAGGCGGTACTCGGTGTTATCGAGAAGGATTCCTGTGCCTGTGGTTGTTATTGACTGTGTTGCGGGTTTGACTGCGACGTTGACAGGATAACTGCCATCGTAGTTGTAGGTGGTGTCTCCAACTGTTATGTTGAGTGGCTTACTTAGAGCAACATTTTGCGCCGACACACCATTGGCTGTTATCGCTATGGTAAATGACTGCGCAGGAAAGTCCATGCTTTGCAGCGCGCCCGAGCCCGAGAAAATCCAAGTGTTAGCGGAGGGCATTGGAACAAATAGCGGGAGTGTTGCCGTATATACACCCATTTTGCACCGACAGACAAGATTGTAGCCCGAATTATAAGCCGCCTTTATATCGTCCATAGCTACCGGGCATGTGTAGTTCGGGTAAGTGCCCGCAAGGTCGATATAGTAGGCGGGGTGAATATCATCGATTATCTCTTGTTTGTCCGCCGCCGTCCAATAATCTACGCCTTTAACGGGAGTCTTGCCATCTGCGCCCGTCGCTCCTGTGTCACCTTTATCGCCTTTGAGCCCGACGTCAGAGCCGTTATATTGGAGTTTGCCGTCGGTGACGGAAAGCCGGTCGAGTGTGCCTTTGTTTTTGTGGGTGTGGGAGTCTGAGACAAGCTTGTCGAGAGCCTCTCCGACCGTCGATACATATGACAGTGCGGCGTTTGAGTAGCCAACAGCTTCCGCGGCGATTTTAGTCAGCATAAATTGCCATTTACTTTCATTTTCGCCGACCTTATCCACGAAAGAAACTATTACCTGACCCTCCGGGAACGTGCCGAATTCGTAGTTATTGCCTTGAGAGCCGAAAATAATAGGCATCTCCCAAAATAAGCCACTTGCTGTGTCCGTGGCTATCAAAACGACCCTTTTTTCGGCGGCAACCGCCGCGTCTATTTGCTCGACTGTTGCATCGCAAGATGTGACCATATACCCGTCCTCGCCGCTTGCGACCGCCATTTTGATTGTGAAATCGGATGCTCCGCCGCCTAAAGCCTCGCCGTCATAGGTCGGCTTACCGTCTGACTCCGCAAACTTATCAAGCACCGACTTGTTGGCGTGGCTGTGACGCGCGGCGGTGTTAAGCGCGATTTCGGCGGCAAGGCTGTGACTCAGACGTTCCGTGCCGTCCGGGATTGACACTTTGGCCGTGCCCGTTATCGTCGGTGCATAGCCGACTATCTCGCCGTCCGCAAAGGCGACAAGCTGCGCCGCCATGTTGCCGGGCTCTGGCACGATATCGCTCGTGATTTTGACCGTCACATAGCCGTCCGTAGGCGTCAACAGCTCGGTTTGCAGATACTCGCCGACCGTCGACTCAAAGTAGACACGATAGCTGTCTGCGCCCTCAAGCTCTGCCGGGATAGGCAGAGCGAGCAAGGTAAAGTTATTTTCGGCGCGATAGCCGACGTCATACCCGCGAGGGCGGGCATAGTCAACCGTTATTGTTCTTGTCTGCATCTTTTTCCGCCTCCCCGTTCTCGCCCTCTGTGGGCGTTTTTTCGAGCTCTGAGAGCATATCGGACAACAGTTCGATTTTGCCAAGCTGTTTAATAAGCTCCGCCCTGACATATTCAAGACGGCTTGTCAGCTGTTTTGTTTCCTGCTCGAGCTGTCGTGCGGTCTCTCGAGTTGTGCCGAGCCGTTTTTCAAGTTGAGCTTTAGTCATATAAACCTCCTTATTATACAAAAGCGAGTTTTTTCGAACCGGTTGTATTTGACCAAAATGTTATGCCGCTCTGAGTAAATGTCAGTCTGTACACGTTGCCGCTCGGGTCTTTTAATCTGACTTCCGCCCGGTCGCTCTGCGCTGCGAAAACATCAGCACGAACATAATCGTTTCTCTGCGTTGTGTTGTCTCTCACACGCACGGAAAAGGCAGGAACTCCTGCCACTAACGACGCGCCGAAGTCTGTAGTAAATTTGACCAGCTGCGCATTAAATCCTGTAGCCCGATATGCGAGATATTCTCCTGTGTCGGTCGGATATCCCATTTCATTGACAGACAGCAATCGGCGAATATATGTCGCATCATACTCTACGCGCATGTAATCATAAGTCCATGCCTTTTCCATCTCAGAATACGGCTTTGCAGTGGTGTCAAAGTCGCGACCATTATTAAGCGATTTTCCGAACCTAAAACCTCCGTTTGAATGACCGCCAAGCGAATAATCGGCTGATGCAAAAGTAGCGTACAAAAGGACATCATCAACGGATTTATATATCAATGTGTTTCCGACGCCCATGTACTTTTTTTCAGCGTCCGAATTGCTGCCCGCGCCCTGATAAAGTTCGATAGAACCTGACGATAAATCAACTCGATATCCGTCAGAACTTTTAACAGACAACATTCCACCGTCGAGGTTGATATCTCCGCCGGTGATGTTGATATCGGAGGCTTCGATATGACCCGTGTCCAAGTTAAACGAAAACTTCCCGGTCGGCGATGAGAGGATGTCCGTTGTGATATAACTCGCGGAAATCTTGTTTGCGGCAATGCTTCGGATAACCGCGTCACCGTCTTTTGATACACCGTACTCCCAGTTCGGGGATCCGTTGTTCCAACCGTTATTAGTCCAGGCATACCCACCGGCGTTGCGGCAATATATAGTGTTGCTCCCCTCGAGCGTAGGCTTGTCGTGGTAATAGGTTATAACCGCGCCGCTGCTGTCTGCTTTCCGCGTGACATATAAGCCCATACTATTCGCGATGGTCTCGTTCAGCGCGAGGGTCGCCTGTTCGTAGTCGTTGATTTGCGCCGCCTGTTGAGCGCGGGTCTGCTCGAGTACCGCCTGCTGCTTTGGTGTAAAAGCACCCATCGTGGCATATCCCGACTGCGTTGCCGTTTCGCCCTTGCCCTCGAGCTTCGTGCAGCGGTTCTGAGACTGCCATTTGACATTTGTCAGCACGACCTTTTTCGTCCCCTGAGCCGTCTCAAAATTCATCACATCGAGCGGTCTGAGGTGCGGAAACGAGTGTGTGGTGCAGGACATAGGTGTGTATGTAAGACTGCATCGCGCGGTTTTGAGCTCCGCCGCCAGTGTGCTGAGATTCATATCACTCTGCGCAAGAAGATTGCCCTCAATGTTAAAGGCATAGTCCTTTGTGCCTGCGAGGTATTTAGTCTTGTTCTCGTCGTTTCCGACGATGCGTACACCGGAAAACACGATGCTGTTTTCGGCAAAATCGGTATTGCCGGAAGTAAAACGATCTGAAGCTTTTATAACCGTGTGTTTGGCGTTTGTCGCATACCACCCGCCTGTCAGCTTGCCGTCATAGTCAATATACAAGCTCACGCCCATAAGCTCCGCAGCCCAGACAAGCACCTGACGATAGGTCAGGTTGTCCGCCTCTGGGCGTTTCGGTATCGATACGCCCCTATGCAAAGTGTTCGTCGGGAGCTTCTGCGACACCCCGCACTTTGTGCAGGCATCGGCGACTATCTGATACAGCGTTGCAGGATAGGCAAGCTCGCTATCGTAGGCGCGATTGAACTTCGCCATGCGGTCATAAGCCGTTATTTTGATGCTCCGGAGCTTGCGCGGAGGGCTGTCCACCGTGTAATAGCCGATAGGCACGGTCTCCGTTGTCGAGCCCGTCGGAAAGCTTGTAGTGACATACAGCTGTGCGCCCTCGAACACCTTATCGTCAAACGCGCCGTCGGTATTCTCAAGAGTAAAACTCAGCTCTGACATACACGCCGAGCCCAAATCAAGCTTGTTGCCCGTGACACTTGACCAGTCCACCGTTACCGCGCCGATAATGTCTTTGTTGGTGATATTAAATGCCGTGCCTTTTGTAGGCGTACAGAGGATATTGACGGACTGCACCACATCCTCTCGCAGAGCAGCAAGCCCGGCGGTAGTTATTGGATACATAGCATCACCCCTTTCGCGCCACGATTTTAAAGGTCACATTGTCAACAACATTCAGACTGCTGTTGTACAGCGGCGCACTTCTGTTGCCGACATAAAACTCTTTTGTTACATATCCGCCCTCGAGCATATTTAAGTACTTGACCGTTATATACTCCGGGTTGAACATTTTCAGGATCTTGCTCGCGTTCGCTATGGACAGCCCGGAAAATTTAAGCGTTACCGCGTCGGTCTGTCCTATGCGCTTTTTGTGCATGACGACATCTTCGGTACGCCCTGCATCGCTGGCCGAAGCGTCCTCAAGCTCCCATTTATATCCGTCCTCCGTGTCCGGATATACCGGCATAGTTACGCCATCCACGGTAGCTATCGGATTGTCGCCGGGATTAAAAGCGGTTGCCACTGCTGTTCCACCTTCTTTCTTGACATAAAAAATGAAATATGATAAATTAAAAAGAAAAAGGAGAAAAATAATATGGATAATGTTCTTTTTGGACTTGGTCTTTTATCTGCGATAGGCGTAATCGCCTTTTTAGTAATTGCAGTTGTGCGGATCTTCAAGAAGAAACCTCGCAAGAATTTTGTCGTTGCAGCTTTGATTTGCTTTGTTGCATCTACCATATTCATGTTTTGCGGAGCGCAAACCAACTACAACAACATGACCCCCGAAGAGAGATCTGAATATGATTCAAAGCTTGCCGCCGAATCACAACTTAAAGAAGAAAAGAAAGCAAGCAAAGATAAAAGCAAGACGAGCGAGCCGCCGATGACAGAAGCCGCTGTGTCGCAAAATATTGGCGACGTCTCAGTCCAAGCACTTAAGCTCTATGCTGACCTCTCGGATGAACAGGCTCAAAAAGTTATAAACGACTTCAAAAAAGTGGGAATTTCCACTCCGATTTACTTTGAATCATTATCATCAAACTCGACAGATAAAAGCTTTAAGTTTTCGAACGATAAGATATCCGGAACGCTTGTCGTTTCCACTGGAAAGACGAGTTACATTTCGAGCGGCGGAGTCGAACTGTTTAACTCCAAAAAAGGCGGAGCCCTCGCAAACATTGAAGATTACTATCTCAGCTCTTACGAGTCAAATTATTACAAGGGCATGGCAGAACAACATGTTAAGCAATACCTCAAGACCCCATCAGCCGCGTCGTTTCCCGACCTCACGGATACAAGCGCATGGATTGTATCGCGCTATAAAGACACCGTTACGGTCAGCGCATGGGTTGACTCACAAAACTCCTATGGTGCACTGTTGCGCAGCGATTTTGTAATTCAAATGTCCTACGCTTCACAGGGAACAAGTCTTACATATGCGGAAATTGAAGATAAAGTTCTCTACGGTTCCTTTGTTTCATATTGAAAGCAGCCCCTTTCAGAGGGGCTGCTTTTTATATGTCGCATGGAATAACTGTTCTTCCGCTCTTTTGATTATATCTCTGAACAGCGGTTACTATAGCCTCTCCTTTTATCGTACCGTCAGGAAGCACGACCTGTATATGCCAGTCGCCGCCATCACTGCCGCGGCTTTCTTCCTTGACGACCTTTCGCAGTAAGCTCTCCGGCGTTTCGATATTCGTGCCGTTTTTCTGGTCGCCGAGCATCGCAATAAACTCTCTGTTCGGCGGAATTACTGCACCAGTTGCAAGCTTTGGAATTTGAGGTATCGATATGTCGCGCAAATCTGCAAATGGCGACAAGCCGAGTATATTTGCATTTCTCAGCTTATCGATCGACTTGTTTATGGCATTAAACGGTATTGCAACAACCTTGTTTATACCCCCGATTATTGCATTAACAACAGTTTTAAATGCTGCAGTTATGCCCTCTTTGATGCCGTCAAAAATTTTTCCGCCTACGCTGAAAACATTTTTAACTGCTGTCCACGCTTGTGTAAACTTATCCTTAAACCAAGTTACAACGGGGGAAAAAGCCGTTTTAACACCCTCCCAGGCATCCTTCGCCTTTGATTTCAAGCTTTCCCACATTCCGCCGAAGAAATTGGAAACCGGGTCAATTACGGTTTCTTTAAACCATGATCCCGCTATGTCCCAAGCCGCTTTTACAATTTCCCAACAACCCTTTGCTATAACGCTGATATCGTAGAAAACATCGTCGAACGTCTGTTTTACGCTACCAAACAAAGTTCCAAACCATTCAGTAGCGGGAGAAAAGACGTCTTTGATTTTATCCCATGTTTTTGAAAACGTTTCTTTTATCGGTTCGGAAACATTACTTTTAAACCATTCACCCAAAGACGACCATTTTTCTTTTATCCAGTCATACGCCTTTTTAGCAGCTGCTTTCACTTCGTCCCAATAGACTATCAGTAAAACCACCGCCGCAATTGCCACGGCTACCGCAGCAACCACAGCAACACCTACGGCAGTCGCAGCTCCGGCACTTGCGCCAAGCGCAGTACCTAATGCAGTAAAAACACCTTTGATGCTCGCGCCTATTGTAGACAGCTTGCTCACGAACTTTAAAGACTTAAAAGCGGAAACAATTCCCCCGAGGTCTTTTATCTTTTTGAAAAGCTTGGCGCCTTCAAAAATAAGTAGGAACGAACCTATTGCAGTACCGGCTCCGATAAACGCCGGTTCCCATTTTTCAAGCTCTTCTCTGACCTTCTTGAATTTCTGCTTCAGCTCTTCGGCGCGCTCTGCAAGCTTCGGGTCAATAACACTGTTGGCGTTAGACAGCGGGCTGTTGAAATTGTTCCCCTCGCTTGATACCGTTGTGCTGCTTCCGCCTCCGCTGCCGCTATCAGATCCGGTATCCGGCGTTCCGAGACGATTGATTTCATCGATGCCGAGCAAAGCGTTTTTATAATCCTTCGCCTTTTTCGCCGCACTTCCGAGGTTTGTGGACACTTGCTGTGTGCTGTTGGCAAGCTTGGCGGTGTTTGACGATGTCCGGCTCGTTGCACTCGACGTGCCGAATAATATCGCCATGACTTGCCCGGCTTTTTCGGCGAGGGCAGTCAATCTTTCAAGCAACGCCGTGACCTGCGGAATACACTGCTGCAAAGCCGGCGCAAACATTGACCCGAGCGCGCTCGACAACATTTTTGTCTGAGCTTTCAAAGCGGCCTGCGCTCCTGCGAGTGTGTTCGCATATTTCGCGGCATCTCCGGTCTGGAATGCCGTCTCCCGCATGATGCCCTGTGTCGTGGCTATGCGCTTTTCTGCGTCGGTCAGCGTTGCTGCAGTCTTGCCTATCGATGCCGCATATTCATCCCATATAATGGACAGGTTTTTTGTAACGCCGGCGTTGTCGACAAGAATGCTGTTTTCGTTTTTGATACCTTCGGCCGCGCTCTTGATAGCTTCGCCCATCGTCATACTGCCCTGACGGTTAAATGCCGCCGAGTCTTTCAGGTTGGTCAGTATGGACTGTGTCTGCTCGTCGGAATACCCTGCCGCCGCGAGGCGCTTATACGCGGTGTAAGCGTCCATCATCGGGATAAGACCGTCTTTGGTATACGATTTAAGCCACGCTTTCGCGGCGTTCAGGTCTTTTCCCTGCGCGGTCAATATGCTCGACAAGCCCATCTGCGCGGCTTCGTTTTCCGCGTATGCGTCCGTCAGCTTCTTGACCTCGCTTACTACTTTCTGTATGGCCGCAACGGCAGCGGCCGTTTTTAAGCCTGTAAAAAGCTTTCCGACACCCGCTCCCGTGCGCGTTGCCTGCTGTTCAAGCGACCCCAGTCTCTTGTTCGCCTTATCGATCTTGGCGTTAAAGTCCTTGGTGTTTGCTGTAATCAGCACTTGCAGTTCTTCAATCGTCATTTTTCTCACCTGCCCTGTGCCTTGCGGCGTTTTTTGATTTGGCATAAGCGGACATCCGAGCTTTGATTACCATCCACCCGGTTTGCTGCATGCCGAAAGCTGACGGGAACGCCTTTTCAAGCGCAGGATATTTTTTCGGGTCATTAAACGCGAAAGACTCAAGCTGCCCGAGATTCCATATCAGCTGTAACTGCCATTTACGCCGCTCATTTTCTGCCTTTTGCCTTGCGGATATAAGGTCCTCAACCTCTCCGGCCGACATGCTCCAGAATTCGTCCGGGGTTATCCCGACCGCAAAAGCGCGAGGTTTGAGATTCGCGACCCACTCGGTCGCCGAGGAGAAGATTACTCTATCTCCTGCTCCTCGTCCTCCCGCTCCATGTCCGCTATCTGTTCCGGTGTAAAAAAACCGGACACCTTCATAATGCCGAGGAATGTGTCCGCTCTGTCCTCGAGGGTAAAGCCCTCGGTTTCAAGCGCATCGATGAGCTCATATGTCTTGGGGAGCGTCATATTCGCCTGGTATTTCTGCAGCGCGCCCCAGAGGGTCACTGCAAAGACCTTGGTGTATGCCAGCTTGTCAAGAGCTTCAAGCAGGCTGCAGCCTATACGGTCTTCCACTTCGATTTTTGTCGCCGTCGTGAGCTTGAGCTTGTACTCCTTCTCGCCGGCGGTCAATCTATAAAAAGGTGCATTACACGCAGTAAGCATAGTTGTTGTCTCCTTATTTTAAATTTTCGGCGGAGTTTCCCCCGCCGATGTGTTCTTTAGCCGCCGGACGAGGTATATTCCTCTATATCCGACGATGGAGTGATTTTTGCAGTAAAGGTCAGCGCCTCTGCGACGCCCTTTCCGGGCATCGAAAGTGACACTCTGCCTGTCCATGTGAAACCGGAACCGTCCGGGAACAGCAGAATAAAGGTCTTATCTGCATCCTTAGCTCCCTTGAGGGTCGCCCAGTTCGTGCCGGTCTTCATCCCCTCATAGCCGAAAGTAAACGCCATATCTCCGGGGTCGGAAAGCCCGGGCTTATACTTTCTCTGCGTGTCCTTCATCGTGGTCACGTCGATTTTGTCCGATTCGCCGAGCATATCGGGAAAATCAAGCAGACCGGGAACTTCAGCTGCCGCTTCTGCGCTCGCGCCCATTTTCAGAATCACGCCTATAGAAGTCTGATAATCTTCAGCCATTTGTACTTACCTCCTTATTAACTGCGGTAAAACCGCTTCGTGTTGTTGTCGTAGACTCCGTTATAAAGAAGGACGGTGCGGTATAACACCGTACCGTCCTCCTGTTCGTCCTCAAGGTGGTTAGGACTGCCGCGAAGCAGGCCGAGGCGGAGCATCGCATCGTCGACTTGCCTCTCGACCTCGTTTCTGCCCTCCGGCGTCGCCATCCACACTTGAATCTGCACGGCGATCCGGGAAAAATGATCCGGACGCGAAGAAGATGGCATTTTAACGGAGTTATCCATCTGCTTTATCAAACCGTGCCGTTTAAAACTCTGCGGATATTCCGCAGACCATTTCACACCCGGTACGGCGAGTGAAAGCACATCATAAGTCACCTGTTCGATATCAACCATTTTTCTGACCGCCTTTACGATTTATTTCCTGTTGTATCGCGCGCTTATAGCACTCAAGTATTGCCTCGCGATTGTTTATAAGCGCAGGATAAAGATACGGCTGCGCCTTTTGTCCGCTTATCATTCGCCAGCCGACACCAGGGATTTTGCCGCGCCACTTGTCCGCCTTGTAATGGATCCCGCCCGGGAGCTCATAAGTATATGTGCCGTTACCTTTAGGACCCGTACCGAATTCCACATAGGCGGCGTATTCAACATTGGTCAATACGCTGCCGATATGCTTGCTACCCTCGCGCTTGTAGTCGGTATGCAGCGACGCGCGCAAGTTGCCGTTATCTACTGGACACAACTCTTTTGCGCTGTTGTTGACTATTCGCGCCGCTTCGCGCGTACCGTTTGATATGGCGGTATCAGCGCCGCCGAGCTTTGCGAGCTTTTTTGCCAGCTCGCCGAGGCCCTTAACCTCAATGCTCATCGGCTCACCGCCTTGCAAAGATACAGCGTGTGGCTGTCGTGCGGCTGAATCTCGGTGATTCGGTAATAAGTGCCGCCGTATTTCACATAGTCGCCCTTTTCAACGGCGAGCGTATCGGATGTTGAAAAAGTGGCGTCTTTGTTGCACTGCAGCCCCCATTCCTGCGCCTGCATAGCGTCGGTAACGAGTCGGAAGTTGACAGTAAAAGAGCCCGCAGGTGTTTCTGCGGGCTTCACTGTTTCGCTGCCGAGCGTTCCCGTCTGTTTGACGGCTTTATAATGCTCGACTGTTTTGTCCTGAAATACGGCGCGCTGTGCGCGTCTGAAGGCGTCGGGGATCTTCACCAGAAAAGCCTCCTCCACTCGTTGAGCATCACCTTTTCGCTGTCGCTCAGTTCCGCCGTTGTGGCGAGGTCTGAGTCGCTGTGCTTAAAGCTCACGCTCTGGTCGCCGTCCGTTATGCTTGCAACGGTCTGCGCCGCATCGGTAGAGCCCGGCTGCTGCGTGCGGTAACGCTGCGCGGCTATCTCTGCCACAAGCAGATCAAGACCGGGAACAAGCTCACGCCGCTTGGTATATCGCAATACCTTTGACTCGACGCTGTCCAGCAGATACCGAGCAGCCGGCAGCGACATTTCCTTACCCAACATCACGCGCATCCGGGCTATGAGGTCGGCCTTGTTCTGCTCCGTCATATCAGCCCACCAGCCTTGCGGTCATGTCGCTGTCAAGGGTCTTGACACCGTACAGGATATCAAAGCTGACGCGGTCAGTCTTGTGCTTGATGTCGTAGTCATATACAACCCTGATAGCAAGACCGTTCCTGCTTGACGCAATAGCCGCATTATTCGCGCCCATAGGCAGCTCAAGCTGACGGGTGACGAGCGCAAGGCCGTTGCGGTGGAATGCAAGGGAATGAGTCGTTTTGACGAGATACACCGTGACCGCCTCGCCCGAGGCAATAGTGCGGTGGATAGGCTGATCTATCGCGACCTCAGCGACCGCGCCGCTTGCGGCAGTTGCATCGGTGGCAAATCTGTAAAGATAGCCATCGAGTATAAAGCCGTCGCCCTTTTTAAAGGTGCCGGTCGCCGCAGTGACATCCGAGAGTGCGACCTTGGTCTCGCCGGCGGTGCAGGAGACTTTTGCAGCGGTCGCAGTGCCCGCAGTTGTCGCGAGGGTATCGGGGGCATTCTGCGACATATAGGTGTCAAGACCATAGATAGAGCCGAGCTCTGCTGAGCGCAGGGCGTCGGAATTGCCTGCATATGCGACCTTTGAGAGGTTTTCCGTGGTCAGATAGCGATACTTGTGCGTCGGATTGACGAGAAGTCTGCGCTGCTGTATCGGTACGCCCTTGAGGTCAAATGCCTTGGCAATGTTGGCAATGTCCTTGAGGTCGGCCGCGTTCGCGGTGCCGCTCACGGTGTTGCCGGCGTTTGCGATGCCTTCGGCGATAATATCGCTGTCGATGGCCTGGGATATGGCCTGCACCGCAGGAGATATGATCTGCTCAGAAAATGACTTGATGTCGAGGGTCATTTCCTTGGAAGTGACCGGAACGGTGACATCGCGGAAATGGTCGAGGGTCACCTTGACGCTGCCCTCGTTCACGTTCTGGTCTACGGTCTCGCCGACGAAGTTCTTCGCGGAAAACTTCGCGGGCTTGCGGATGGTGATAGTATCACCGACGTGTGCGAACTCCTTGGAATAGTCCTTGTGGACAAGGTCGGCAGTAACGAGATTGTTCTCGAGCACCATAAGAGCCTCGTTCGCGACTATCTGAGGAGTCAGGAATTTGTTTGACATTTGTTAAATCCTCCGTTTTTACTGATTTTTGCGCCAATTCACATAATCGGCATAGTTCTCGGGGGCTTCGCCCGGTTCGGGGTCTCCGCCGCCGTGATCGGGGTCTCCGCCCCTCTGTCTGGTTTCGACTTTGTCAAAAAGATAGGCGTCGCTTTCCCTGATTGCTTTGAGCTGATCGTCAAAGCCCTCGAGCTTGCCGTCTTTGTCGAGTTTCACACTGCCGGGCGTTATCAAGGCTTTTATAGCTCTTGCGTTCTTGCCTTTGGCGGCTGTAATAGCGGCATCGATAGCGGAGTCAAGCTTCATGGCGGCGATATCGCTGTCATACTTAGCCTTAGCCTGCTTGTTCTCGTTCTGCAGCTGTGTAATCGTAGCTTGCAGCCCGGCGGTATCAACCTTTTTGAGCTCTTCAAGCTGACCGTCCCGCTCTGCTATCTGACCCTCAAGGTTCTTGACCTTGTCGGACTCGGCGCGAAAATCTGCTTTTGAAACAAAGTTCTTGCCGATATAGCTCGCTATCTTCTTGTCGATGTCCTCGGTGTGTGCGTCGCCTAAAATGTCTTTAAGCCAGTCCATGTCTGTCCTTTCCCGCGCTCCCTTTTTACTTGGCCAGTCCCAATATTGCGCGACACCATTTTGCTCCGGGTGGCGGATAAATTTGGATATAAAAACAGCGCTTTGCATTTGACTGCAAAACGCTGTAATTATTATGTTGTGATATGACAAAACCGCCTTGCTTTCGCTTGGCGGCTTGTTATTTATTATTGATCCTCTTCATCAAGAGTATCTTTTCCGAAAGCTTTTATATAGCTCTCGGTGAGGTCTTTTATGATAATCGGGGCTTCTTCTTCGTCCAGTATTCCGTCGAGGCGGCCTTTGAGCAAATCTTCATAGTAGAGATAGAGCTCGTCGCTCATAGCTTCGCTGAGATCGTTGTTGTCCACTTCCCACTTTATCAGCGGAAGCACCGCGTTAAGACGTTCGGCTTCTTCAAGGATATCCTGATCGAATTCTGTGAGATATGAGTTTTCGAGCAAATCTCCCGTTTTCGGCTGTATACCCGTGCTTAAACGGTCTTCGAGAATTTCTGTTGCTCCCTGATAATCAAGCTCGTACTTCATCTTTTTCTCATCCTTTCTTTCCAAACATTGCCTTCGACCCTTTTGTTTGAGATAACATTCACTTCAACATCCGGGTATAGTTCTTTAAATTGCTGCATTACCCCTTTGCAACTATCGCACATTCCACGTTCGGAAAGCATACATATCTTTTTAAAAGGGTTTGTTTCATACAAAGCGGCAAAGAACTCGAAGAGCTTCGCCTCAGTGTCATTGTAGGTTTCTTTCCTCATCGTTCCATCCATTTTGGGAACATCAATGTATTTAAAACGTCGAGCCTCTTTAAGTAAAACTAATTTTCCAGTTCCTTTGTACCCACCGATACTTGCTTTTCCGGATATGGCACTGTGTGCATAGTACATATTGTCAAAATCATCATCGATATATGCACCGGCAACGTTTCCGCTTCTTTTGTATTTGCTCGTGAATTGGAGTCTTTTTTCATAAATAACCTTTTTATCAAACCGCAAGATTTCATCAGTAGATAAATTGCCTGAATCTATCTTGTATTGATTCACTAAGCGGTATTGCCTCTTGAGCGTCTTCCACTTCTCAGGATCATTATACTTTATTTTTAAGAATTCATCAAGAGAATCCGGCACGTTTTCTTTTAAGACTGCCGAATACCGGTCAAACTGGTCTCTGTTGTAGGAGGACACTTGTGTCAAAGTCTTGGGCGGATAATATTTAAGCTTCCCGGTAAGAGGATTTATATTATCCGCAAGCCACTCTTCATATGTCGTTTCTGCCGGAATAAGCACCGTTTTCCCGGTCTCAGGATCCAATGCCCTGCGTTTGAGTTCGGCTCGGTTTTGTCCCTCTATGACTGCCGTTGTAGTGCAGCGGTCGTTCGGATGGAGCGGCGGATAGTTTATGCCCTCCTTCGCTTCGGAGACTGGAAAAGTCTTGCCGTCCAAAGCGCCGCAGACATCACAGGTGCGCCCGTCAAGGGTGGCGAGAAATCTGTATTCCGTTATGCCTTCCTCTTCGTATGCCACCTTTTCGGCGGCGTTATGCACACGGTTTGTCTCGGTGCGTATCAGCCGCATCGAGCTGTACATTCCGGACTGCATCGCGTCGGCGAGCTGGCGCGCCATTACTTGCGGACCCGCTCCCGTCATAATTCCACGCACCACAATACCGTATGCGCTGTTGGCAAGCGCGGATGTGTTCTGCCAGATGCGGTCAGAAAAATTCGCGCCTTTCCAGCGGTCATTTACTATGGTGTTTACGGCGCCTTTCGGCAGGGCTGAGAACTCAAAGCCTAATCCCGTACCGATCTGCGTGTCATATATACTGCGATAGTATGTATCCCCGCTCACGTCTTCAAGCAGCCGCTTGAGCTCCCGCTTCTCCCGGTCGGCAAGCAATGCCGTTTCCGTCTCGATATTGGCTTTCAAAGTCTCAAGGCGGTTTATCCTCGCGGCGTATGCCGGCGCATTGAGACGGGCAAGTGCTTTCCTTTTTATGACCGGGTCTTTTATGTTATTGAGCTCTTTGCGCAGTGCTTCCAATTCCGCTTCCGCTTCTTTAGTGTTCAACATCCGACGAGCTTCTTCCGGCGTCAATTCACCATTTGCCGCATAACGCGAAAATATCCGATTTATGCGGGCGTCGAGGTCTTTCTGCGCCTTGGCGTATAACTTGACCGTTTTTGTCTTTATAGCCCGCGTCGAGGCACGTCGGGCATATTCCTCGCGCTGCAGTGCCCGCTCCTCCCAATAGAGATCAGAGCGCATTATTCATCATCCTTTTCGGAATCGTCCTTGTCGTCATCGTCGCCGATAAACATCTTTGCGTTTTCCTCGCGCTGCTTCTGCAGCTCTTCATACGCCTGCGCGACATCATCAACAAACGGGTGCTTTGCTAAAAGCATCTTATCAGGCACAAGCCCTTGCGACTTCTGGATTATGTCCACCGTCTCCGCATCATTGACTATCATCGACTTGTGGACATCGTATTTTATAAGCGTATAGTCATAGTCGGTACCGTTCTTCAGGTTGATATCCTGCGTAATAAACCATGACAGCTCTTTCAGCATGACCTTTAACTTTGAGACAAGCGGGTCAGCCTTAAGGTCAAGCAGGGTGTAGCGGAATTTCAGACTGACGCCTGACGGCGCGCTGCCGAGCTTTTCATCGTTCATATCAATGCCGCGTCCGATATGATATATGTCCCGGCGCAGCATATCGAGCCAGGCGAGGCGCTCGGTGACATTAAGTGTGACCTGCTCGGCACTTATCTTGCCGGACGGATCGCTTATTGACACCGCCTTGTTTATCTGCAGCTTCTGCTGTATCGCTTTTGCGGTCTCGCCGCCGTATCCCTGTATCATCCAATAGAGCTCAACGAGATCTATCTGATTATTCGTCGACGCAGAAGATATCAGGTTATATGCGTCAAGCAGACCTTTGATTCGCGAAAGGTCGGTCTGATGCGCAGAATTGTTATATAGCGGAACAAACGGGATTCTTCCCCACGATTTCGCCTCAACCGAGACGCGCTCATCGTTGATTATCTGCTCGTTATACCAGTGCGGGCTGTTGCTTTCGAGCACAAACTCTCCGGCATCGTTTTCGACATAACGTTTTACCCCTGTCGCAGTCCACCACTCTACCCGCTCCCGCTCCGTCTCTGTGCCGTTTTGCACGACGGTTATTTTATAGTGGCGGAAAAAGTCGGTAATCACCTGCTGATAACTCATATCGCGGCAGGCAATACATTCTGTCGTCGGGATAACAACAAAACAAAGCTTGCCGGCTGCCGAGTAATAGACATGCAGCCATCCGACGATACAATTCGACGCATTTGTTGCGAGGTCGGGGAGCATGTCCACAAAAGCCTCGTCTGAGGTCACTGCGGTGACAGCGTCCTCAAAAGCTTTCAGACTTTCATCTGCACCGCCCGCTCCGTCATTTGCGCCCTCAACAGAGACGGAAAGTGGCTTGCCGAGGATGTACGCGACCTTCTGGTCGACCATCAGCGCATGGAAATTATGCACATTGTGGTGATTCGAATTGTTTTCGTTGATTATCTTAACGCCGCCGCGCTTTATGCCCGCCGGGCTGTTTTCGTCTTCTTCGTAGACGACCGTCTCGCGAAAATCTTTCTGCAGAATGTCCTGCATACCGCGATAATATCGGAGTCCCTCGCATGCCGCCAGATACTCCGGGTCTTCCCGCGCATTTTTAAGCACGGTTTTGATAATCTCATCGTCCGTAGCCGTATGGTGATACGCGAGCTTTTCTCTTATCAAGTCCATATTGTTAATCATTAAGTTACCCTCACATTCTGCTGGTCGTTCTCGGTGGCGTAGCGCGTGGCGTCAATCGTGTGGTTGTCTCTATCGGGATAGTTCGCCTTATAATTGCCGTCCTTATCCTGTTCGAGCTCATACGATGAAAATTCCCGCGCCGCGTTTGGACAGCGGGCGGGATCTATTATTATTTCGTCGAGGTCGCGCAGCCATTCTATGCCGTGCTTCACGCTGTCCGGACCCTTGCGTGCGCCTCTGACTCTCAGGCCGTATTCATACATATCCGCTATGGACTTAGGTTCGGCGGAGTCTGCGATAATTTCGCCGGCAACTCCACGAGATTTTATACGGTCGGCGGCAAGTCTGTTGCTCATGCCCGCCGCGTATATCTCGTCGTATATGTACAGCCGCCTGCGCGGCTTGTCATAGTTGCACGATATAAAAACAAACGGGTCAACCGCATAGCCCCAGTCTATGCCGCGCCTGATACGGTCAAACCGCGCAATCTCTTCATTGGTGATGGGTCGGATACTGATGTTCCGGAATACCTCGCCGCCCGTGCCGGTGACTTCCCCGAGGAACTCGTGCCTATATCGTTCCGGCGAGTGCTGTTTCAGGTGCTCCGCCTCCAACAGCAGCGGCGCGCCTATCCAGTCCTGCGGCACAGTCAAATATGTGCTGTGATGTACCAGGCGGTCGGCGCGCTCTACGCGCACCTCATCATTCACCCACGCCCGCAGCGACTCAGGGGGATTGTACGAATAAAAAACATCGAATTTACTGCCGCCGCGCATGACCGACTGCAGCACATTATCGGTTTCCCGCATCCCGGAAAACTGATTCCATTCCTCGAACCAGATATAACGAAAATAGCCGAACGGGATTTTTATGGACTTGACTTTCATCGGATCGTCAAGTCCGCGAAACATAATCGTTTGCCCGCTCGGCAGATATGTGATTTTCATCGGACTGACCGTCGCTTTAAAATACTGCGACACGCCCAGTTTATCAATAGCCCACAGCATTTGTGCAAAAACGCTGTCCCGCAGCGTGTCTGCAATTTTGCGGAAAACGATCGCGTGCGCGTCAGGGTTTTTAATGATGCCGCAGACAATTTCAAGCGATATATAGCTGCTCTTCGTGCTTCCGCGCCCGCCTTTAAGCACATAGTGCGTATGCTGCCCGGCACACACATCGCGATGCACTTCATAAAACGACGGCGCGATTATGTCAGTAAGCCTGACGGCCATATTAGCCGCCTCCTATATCGTCGATAATCTGCGGCGCGTTGACGGAGACTTCAATACCGTCCTTGAACAGACAGAAACGCTTGCCAAGCAGCTCCGCAGCCTTCAGGCGCTCCTTTTCGTCCGGCGGCTTATCCAGCACCTTTGCCGCCGAGCAGCCGTCGCCTTGACCTTCCACAACCACGACGCTCGCCGTGCTGTCTCCGCGCATCACGGCGGTGAGGTACTCCATGACCTCCTGCGCGTCGGCTATCTTTTTCGAGCTCAGCTCATCGAGTTTTGCTTCGATGTAGGCTTTAACATTAGCATTTGTTAGCAGCCTTGACGCATTGGCTCTCGCAGCATCATCCGATTTTATCCGCGGATAAGCAGCCTTGTATGCTCTTGTCGCGTTGCAGTCGATGATGTATTCATCCGCAAATTTCCGCTGTTTGTCGGTCATGGTCTCACCTCCGGTCTTGTGTCACATATTTTTTACAATCGGGTTATAAAAAGCATAAAAAAAGCAGCCTCAAAAGGCTGCAAAAAAAGTTTTATCAAACTCATGTTCGATAATAATATCACATACGCAATCGATCCGCAAGCACAAAATATTAAAAAATTAAGTTTCTGAATTTTGCACAAATAAAACAACAGTACAGCGATAAAATTAGGCTATTCGAACACAAGAGAATGTGTCCGATTATATTGAAATTTTTTCGAAAAGGGCTTATAATTTTTCCAGGAAAAGTTTGGCAGCGCAGCAGAGGAAAATAGGATATCGAAAGGTGTGTCTATCTTGTCTCTGCCAATAGTCGTCTTTATCACGTGGATCGTCTTCGGCTCGTCACCAATAAAAGCCGCTGTAATTTCTATTTTGGAAATCACTGCCGCTGTTATTGAAAATCTGCTTCACAAAAAACATCCGCAGAATGAGCCACAATCGCTTAATCTCAAAAAAATCATATCGCTCTCCATGACAACTGTGTTGTATTTCCCGTTAGCACTGATCATCATATCAACAATCGCCAACACAAAATCATCGAGCTCTCTGCCGAAAGAGATCTGGGAAGTATCGATAAAATACTTCAATCTTTTTAGTACGATTTCCTCATTAAAGGAATTCGTAGACGGCGTCTCTGCGCTACTGTCTCTGTCTATGAGCGTCGTGAGCGTGTAGAAAAGCACCGCGGTCACCCCTAATGACCACGGTGTTAGATACGCAACAACAAAAGCAATACTTCCGTCGTGTTCTGTTGCGCGCCCTTTTCCTCAATAATGTCCTCACCATACAGTTGTGGTGAGGACATTTTGCACCACATAAAAAATCTTCTTTGTGTAGCCTGATTATATTAACACATAACACCACTTATGTCAAGTCTTTTTTTGTTTTTTTAGCTCTTCTCACCTAAAGCCCCGCTATTTATGACGCCGCGGGGCAGGCGTATGTGAAAGGGGACATAAAAATGAAGAATAGAATATCGGTAACATTCTTCATCCTAATGCTACCACACATGAATTCCTCATTGTCCTCAACTTTGCCGAATATAGCGATAGCAAATATTGCTACAATTCTTAGCGGTGTTATTACCGCCAGTCTTTGCCGCCACATCTTCCCATGTCAGTCCATCGATAAAGCGCAGCGTGAATATCTGCCGGGTCAGGCTGTCGGGAATATCCGATATGTAGCGCTCAAGTCGGCTGCGCTCATATATGCGCTGCTCGATTTTAGCCTGGATTATAGCTTCGAGATCCGTTATCTCCGCTATGCAGCGTTCAAGCGCAGGCTCAGGGTTCGGGCTATGCGGCATACCGTCGTAGTTCGGCGACATCGGACAGATCAAATTTGCCCGCAGTTCCGCAAGCCTCTCACGGTCAAGCTCTATCTCCTTGTCAAGGTAGTATAGCTGCGACAACTCTTTAAGCGTCATTTAACAGCCTCCTCTCGGGTTTTGTCGTGCTTTTCAATCTCCGGCTTCAGACAATGCCAAAACGGGCACAGCGGCTTTTCTCCGCCGGTCTGGACGAGAAACACACAATGCTCATCCGGACACATCTCAGGCACTGATATCACCAGCCTTTACTTTCTGTATTCGCGCCTTAAGTACGCGCATGACTGTATCGTGTGTGGCTGCCCGGTCTCTGATGGCTGCCATAACATCCTCATCGACTCCGCCCTGCACGACGAGATAATGGACATACACCTTGTCATACGGTGAACCCTGACGCCACAGGCGGCATTTACCCTGATCGTTCAGTTCGAAGCTCCAATTCGGCGTAAACCACACGATATGCCTGCCGCCCGCCTGAAGATTAAGCCCGTATGCGCAGCTGCTCGGATGTACAAGAAGCACATCAATTTTGCCGGCATTCCACGCGTCTTCATCTTCTGTCCCGCGGTATACCCTCACCCGCAGTTTGGTCTTCTCAAGTGCGGCGAGTATGCGGTCGCGGTCGTGCTGGTAGCCGTAGAACGTGATGCACGGTTCGCCGCTCAGACTCTCAATCAATTCGAGATACGCCTCCAACTTCGCGTCGTGAATATGTACCACCCGGCGGTCATCGTCATACATAGCACCGGCGCAGAACTGCTGCAGCTTTCCTGTCAGCACAGCTGCCGTGTTCGCTGTTATAACATCCTCGTTGATTTCCAGCAGCAGGTTCTTCTCAAAATCGCGGTACGCCTTTTGAGCTTTTGCATCAAGCACCACCGGAATCTCGTGGATTATGCAATCCGGCAATTCGAGATAGTCTTCCGCCTTCATGCTGACGCAAATATCGCTTATAGCGGACAAAACTGCTGTTTCCGCATCGCTCTTGGGCTTATAGTCCGTAAAGTGACCGCCGTGCGTGTTGGCGTCGAAGTATCGTGTCCTGAACTGCGTGATGTTTTTACCCAGCCGCGCGCCCTGGTCAAGTAACCAGACCTGCGCCCACAGATCCATTAGGCTGCGTGATGACGGCGTGCCGGTAAGGAGTACCGTCTTTTTGAAAAATCTGCGCACAAGCTTTAAAGCCTTGAATCTTTTGCTGCTGCCGTTTTTGAAGCTTGTGCTTTCATCAAGCACCACCATGTCAAACGGCCAATCCTGCTTGTAATAATCAACCAGCCAGGCTGTGTTCTCCCTGTTGATAACATATACGTCAGCAGGTGTATTCAGCGCGCGGATGCGCTTCGCGCTGGATCCAAGAACAGGAACTACGCGCAGATGCTGCAGGTGATCCCACTTCGCCGCTTCCTTGCTCCACGTGCCCTCCGCAACCTTTTTCGGTGCGATTACAAGCGCCTTGCAAATGCTCCAACGATAGTACTTCAGAATGTTGATTGCGGACAGCGTTATGGATGTTTTGCCGAGTCCGGGGCGCAGGAATAAGCCGACAGCCTCATCATTCACTATGCGCTCGATGCAGTATGCCTGGTAGTTATGCGGCTTATATTCCACCTGCCTGCACCTCTCTTACGAAATCGTCGGCTGCCTCCCTCGTGTCAATCAGCCGCACCGGAAAACCGAGAGTGCTCAACTCCTGATGCACATGCTCCTGCAGCTTTCGTGCCTTTTTGCCGGGGGCTTTAAGCTCCACAAAATAAATCTTTCCGCCCGGGAGAAGCACAATCCTATCCGGCATACCATTTTGGCCGGGGCTTGTGAACTTCAGCGGCCAACCGCTCAACTGCGTTTTTACCGCCTTGCAGAAGTACTGTTCTATTTCTTTCTCAAGCATTGTTTCCCTCCTCCGGCAGATACCAAAACCAATTTGTCTCACTATCCTCATTTATGAGATGGAAGGTTTTCACACCTAATTTAACTCGAGCTTCTTTGAGCTCGCGCTTACTGTACCCGAGCTCCTTTGCTTTTGCGCGTATCGTGTCGCAAAGCACCGGATCTGAACTCGAGTCAAGCTCATTTTTCAACCATTCAGAACAAGTCATTTTTAAGCTCCTTTCGCGCGTCGCGTGTACATGTACACGTAACATGTACACATCAGGTGGATTAGAGAGTTTTTTTACTCTCTAACCCTCTAATTTACTAATCTTTAGTAATAAATGTTAGATTGTTAGATTTTTATAGAAATTATTGATTTTCAAGGATTTTACGTCCCGACGGGAGAGAAGGGTGAAGACGCCGTGTTCGTCTTCCAGCGCTAGGTCACCGGCGCGGTAGA